TCGATTCAAACGGAAAATTAACTAATTACGGTGATTTTCCAAACATTAGTAAGTACATCCGTGTTGGTGATTTCTCTTCCATGGTAACAGATGGAGTATTTAAATTTCCAAAAGATGTTGTTCCGATGGGTCACGGTAAGTTAAGAAATCCAGTGCCTGGTGGTAGTAATATCCCAGCGGCTGTTACAGCTTCAGGTCAAACAGATACAAATGGTACTTTTGACTCAAGTGTAGCGTACGGTGTTGATTTGATTAGTGATTTTATTAAAGACGATAACATTCAGTATCTAGCTCCAATTCCAGTAGGTTCAGGTAATGGTAGTAACGTAACCATGTCTCTTGAAGACCAAATTGGTAATAATGATGCTAGTGTGTTGGGGTCAACATTCTCAGACGCTACTGAAAAAATAACACTATCTCTATCAGCTATTGGTCAGAGAAAGTTTATAGTTCCGTTTCAGTTTGGATTTGATGGTCAGAACCCAGCTAGGGAGTACAAGACTGGTACCAACATAACAGCTAATAACACTCAAGGATTTAACTTGTCAAGTGGTACAGCTAGTGGTTCAGTAGCGTATAAGAGAGCTATTAACTCGGTAAGTAATCCTGATGAGTTTGATATAAACCTATTGGTAACACCTGGTGTTATTCATAGTTTACACCCATCTGTCACTAACCATGCTATATCTAAGGTAGAAGCTAGAGCTGATAGTTTCTTTATATTGGATTCAATCGGATACTCAGATAGTATTCAAACAGCTATAAATACTGTGAAAACACTTGATAGTAATTACGTTGGTACTTATTATCCATGGGTTAAGATTCTAGATAGAGACACGAACAGACAAGTGTGGGTTCCACCATCGGTTGTTATAGCTGGTGTAATATCTAACACCGATGCTGTAGCTCATGAATGGTTCGCTCCCGCTGGATTAAACCGTGGTGGTTTAACAAGTGTGACAGAAGCTAGAACAAGATTGACTCACGCTGAGAGAGATGACCTATATGAAAACAGAATCAATCCAATAGCTAGTTTCCCAGGTCAAGGTGTGGTGGTGTTTGGACAAAAGACACTTCAAGCTAAACCATCAGCTCTTGATAGAATCAACGTAAGAAGATTGTTGATTAGACTTCGTAAGTTTATTGCATCAACATCAAGATTCTTAGTATTCGAACAGAACACACAAGCGTTAAGAAATCGTTTCTTAAACGTTGTTAATCCGTTCTTAGCACAAGTTCAATCTAATAGTGGATTAAGTGCGTTCAGAGTCGTGATGGATGATACCAACAATACTCCAGATGTTGTGGATAGAAATCAGTTGGTAGGTCAGATATTCATACAACCTACAAGAACTGCGGAGTTTATAGTATTAGACTTTGTTGTTCAACCAACTGGAGCTACCTTTCCAGAGTAAATAATATAGTCATTCTATACAAAAACCCTCACTTCGGTGGGGGTTTTTTGTTTTTTACCGAAAATTCCATTAAATGATATTTATTAATGAAGTATAAAAGAATTGTTTACAGGAGACAAAAGAATGGCTACTATAGACCCTAATGAAATAATGTTCACACCATTTGAACCAAAAACTAAAAATAGGTTCATTATGTACATCGAGGGTATACCAGCGTATTTAATTAGAGCTATGAATAGACCTCAATTACAATTTGAGGAAATTGTTTTAGACCACATTAATGTTAAAAGATATGTTAAAGGTAAAGCTGCGTGGCAACCTATTGATATTACACTTTATGACCCAGTTGTACCAAGTGGAGCTCAAGCTGTATTAGAATGGATTAGATTAGGACACGAATCAGTTACAGGTCGAGATGGTTATTCAGATTTCTATAAAAAGGATATCACTTTTAACTTACTCGGACCAGTCGGAGATATAGTTGAAGAGTGGAAATTGGTGGGAACTTATATTGAAAACGCAAACTTTGGTGATATGGATTACGCAACAAGTGACCCAGCAGAAATCACCTTAACACTTAAATACGATTACGCAATCTTACAATTCTAATAGGAGAATAAAATGACTGAATGGATAGCAGCAAATTGGGAATATGTTTTAATTGTCATCTACGCTTTAGAAAAGATAGTTAAACTTACACCAACAAAATACGATGATATCTTATTTGATATGTTACTTAAACCAATCAAAGAGAAATTTTCACCGTCTAAATAATTTGTTATTACGAACAATATAGTTATATTTATAATTGGTTATTAAAATTTAATCACAAAGGAGTCATTTATGGCTGAATATAAATCCCCTACTGAGATGGTAGATTTACCATCCCAAGGGTACTTTTACTTTGATGGTCACCCCTTATCAAGTGGTAAAATCGAGATAAAATACATGACAGCAAAAGAGGAGGACATACTAACCTCTGCTAATTTAATAAAACAGGGACTTGTCATTGATAAATTGTTAGAGTCACTATTAGTAGATAAATCTATAAAATTAGATGATTTATTGGTTGGTGATAAAAACGCTATAATGGTAGCGGCTCGTATTCTTGGTTATGGTAAAGATTATAGTTTTAGTCTTGATGGTGAAGAATATACAGCTGATTTGTCAACACTGGAACCATATGATATAGATTTAAAAAAATATAGTCGTGGTAAAAATGAGTTTGACTATGAGCTACCAACATCAAAACGAACGGTTACTTTTAAACTTCTAACGAGTAGTGATGAAAAAAAGATAGCTGAAGAAATAAAAGCTAGAGAAAAAATATCTAAGGTACAATCATCTGAATTAACAACACGTCTTAAATATATGATATTATCGGTTGATGGTAATTCAGATAGGGCTACAGTAAACAATTTTATTGATAATGAATTTTTATCTCGTGATTCATTTGAGTTTAGAAAACACATAACATCCATAACACCTGATGTCGATATGAAAACCAAAGTGGTTAATTCGAGTGGGAAGGAGATTGAAGTGGTGATACCAATCACCGTTCGATTTTTTTGGCCTGACACCAGAGTATAAACAAGAGATACACGAACAAATATTTCAAGTAATCTTACACTCTAAGGGTGGTTTTACATTTAGTGAAGTTTACAACCTACCTGTATACCTACGTTCTTTTTACCTAAAAAGACTACAAACATACTACAAAAAAGAAGCTGACGATTTAAAACGTGAGATGAATAAACATAAGATGTCCAGATAGATATTTTCAGACTCACGATATTTATTTATGAGTTATAATATTTAATCGGAGATTTAAATGCCTAACTATAAAGCAGTTAATGAGGGTGTAATTGATTCAGTCATACAAGCGTTGTTTAATAAAGCGTCCAATGGTATGGAGTCCGCTACAATCAAAAAACTGAGTAAATCAGACCCAGAGTTAGCTAAACAATTCAAAGACTTACAACAAACACGTGAAAAAATCAAAAAAACACTAACTCGTAAGCAGAAAAAACAATTAAGTAGAAACGAAATACCTGATATAATCAAAAACCTTTAAACTAGGAAGTAAAATATGCCACGAGGTACACCCTTAACTAAAGAGTTGAAAGAAACCTACGAAGAGTTAAATGAAAAGATAAAAGAATCGGGTTTTATCGAATCTAAGTTAAATGGTCTTCTTGACCAACGAGAACGGATATTACAGACCGTAATTCAAGCAGAGGATAAATCCTTGAAATTAACCCGCGAGAAGGTTGACGCTCTAAAAGAAGCACCTGAGGACGCTGTAAAGTTTGGTAACGCTCTACGAAATACCTTTCCAACGATTATTGGAATTTTACAATCAATAGAAGATGTAAAAGATACCATTGATGAATTAGGTTTTGGTGGATTCGCTAAGTTTGGAGCCGTAGCTTTTGCGGTTGGTAAAGCTTTTGATTTTATAGTTAAAAATGTAACTGAAGTCAGAAAAGAACTTGGTGTTAGTGCTCAAGAAGCCGCGAGTATAGCCATTCAACAAAAACTTATAGCATTCCAAGGTAAATTATTTGGATTAGAAGCAGAGGATATAAGTCAAGCTTCACTTGCGATAAGAGAGAATCTTGGAGCTAGTGCTCAAGAAGCTACAAGTTTAAGTTTAGATTTTGCTAGAACAGCTGCGGCAACTGGTCAAACAGCTGACCAATTATCAAATACTCTAGTTGCCCTTGAAGCCGTATCATCAGCTAGTAGAGAGGTATTACTAAATCAATTAAGAGTTAACGCGGCTATAATTGGTCAAGCAGGTGTTACACCATCCGTTGTACTCCAAGATATAGCACAAAATACTGAATTCTTTGCTACATTTGCTAAAGAGGGTGGTGATAATATTTTAAGAGCGGCTATAGCTGCTAAATCACTAGGTTCAGAGTTGGGAACTGTTAGTGGTATAGCAGAATCACTATTAGATTTTGAAAGTAGTATAGAAGCTCAATTAGAAGCATCATTATTACTTGGTAGACAAATAAATCTTGATAGAGCACGTCAATTATTCTTCGTCGGAAAAACAGAACAAGGTTTACAAGAGGTATTACGACAAGTTGGTAGTGAAGCTGAATTTACAAGATTATTACCAATACAGAGACAAAAACTAGCTAGTGCCGTTGGTTTAAATGTGGAACAATTATCAAGACTTGTCAGAAACAACGCAGCTGGCGTTACTGGAGCGGCTCTTGGAGCGTCCATAGGTGGTGATAATGTCTTATTAGGGCCTTTAGAGGATATACGAAATTATTCAAAGAAAACAGCTGACGCGGTCACGGGGTAAAATAAATTATGGCTTTAGTAACATCAACTTCAGAACTATCACAGACTCGTCGTACCGAGGAGTTAGACACTCGTGAAGCTCAGAAAACAGATACAGCACCTAAAGTACCACGAGCAGACCAAGGGGTTAATTTTTTTGTTGATAGGTATAATGAGGGATTTATATTAAATAAAGTTTCAAAACAAACAGACTTTATATTAGAGGGTTTTCCAAGAACCAATTTTTTAGATGAGAGGGGTAATACGTCTCTACCCTTTAATGAGAAGAAAACTTTTCAAGCTTCTATTAATGATAACAAATCAAGGTTATTGAATTTACATCAAGAAAATGATTTTTTAGATAAGTACTATTTGAGAATTAAAAAGGATGGTGACCCACTAGACATTAGAAAGAATGATAGATTTGGATTTGACCAACCTTTTGTAATCAGAGAGATAGGAAACACTTTAGGACTAACGACTAGGGTACAACCAAGTAAATTAGTAAACCCTGTAGTAGCAAAAACAATTAATTTTGCAGTTGGATTGGTAAATCAAATAGGTGGAGTGGTCTTGGGTCGTAATCCAAATGATTTTACAGGAGCTGCGTTCAATAGTATAACAAGAAAAAGTAAATTCCTAGTAACACCAGAGGGAGCTGGATTCCTACTAAAGCAAGACGTTTTAACAAAAAGAAATCCACAAAAAGAGAGAACTGATGTTAGATACGGACTTACAAACAATGACCTCAGTAAAATACAAAATATAAGAAAGTATGACCCTTTATCTCTAGGTAGTATACCTGGTGTGACAAAGATTTCAATTTACGCACCAGACCCAAATCTAATAGTCTCACCATATTTAGACACAATAGCCTCAAGGATATCGCAGAGAGCTACGAAATTAGCTGGTGAAGTTGGAAATACAATAAAGGGTATAGTTTCTAACATAGGACAAGAGGTTGGTCAGAGATTAATTGGTATAGCTAATAACATACCTGGTATAAACTCTGTAATTAGTGGGGTAACCACCTCGGTTGATAATCTAAGAAAAGAGGTAGCAGACCTCACAAGTAAAAGAAAAGCTATTTCTGAAACCTTTGAAGATAAAACAAGTGCTATTTTAGGTAAGGATAGGTTTCAAAAAATAGACCCCCAAGCCGCAGCTGATGTTGGTGTTGACAAGGTAAATCTTATTCCTTATGGTCAAGACACATTACCAAGCACTGGTGATAGTTATGAAAAATTAGATTTTTGTCCTTGTAAGTTTTATGATGTTAGAAATGACGCTAGTATTGTTTTTAGAGCTATATTAAGTGGTATAACAGATACATTTACACCTGAGTATTCTTCAGAGAGATACGTTGGTAGACCAGATAGTGTGTATGTTTATCAAGGTACAGAAAGGGAAATAAGTTTTACGT